CCTGAACAAGTTTGGGAGCGTATGTATCTCGCCAAGCAGCCCGATGGCGGTGCTGGATTCTTTAGACCCAGCAAAATTAACGAAGCTGCTGTTGGAAAAGAACTATGGCTCCCAGATTCTTCACAAAGGTACGTTGCGGGCCTTGACTTGGGTAAAAAGCAAGACTTCACGGTCTTAATCATTAAAAACGCCAGAACCAGAAGTTCTGTCTATTCACTCGAAATGAATGGGACAGACTGGGTTAGCCAGATAGAAACAATATCTTCCGAAATAAAACGCTGGAATATCGGCGATATCCGTATTGACTCAACTGGTCTAGGTGACGTAGTGTTTGACCACCTGCTAAACTCTGGTCTTCCCGTAACACCGTTTAAGTTCAGCGCACAAAGTAAGTACCAGCTTTTCCACAATTACTACATTTCGCTGGAAAATAACACTGTTACATTCCCTGGCTCGTGGGATACACTAAGAAAACAGCTTGAAGATATCAGCATGAGGCCGGGCGGTAACGGCAGCTATCTGTTCTACAGTGAAACTGAAGAGCATGATGACTGGGTTGATGCCGAATTGTTATCATTGATGGCGTGCGACCCGCCGGGATATGATAATGAAGAGTATGATTACCTTCGTCCTATCAGGCGAATGAATCCCATAAGACCCCATGCGACGCGCGGCCCATCAAAATTCATGCAGATGCACAGGGCTAATAAACACAAAGCCCGACTGCCTGTGACAGAAGAAGAATCTGAACTCGTGGAAGTAACATAATGGTTCTTGAGTTTGCACCTGAACTTGCTGAGTCAGTAAAGATTGAGGCATCCGACCCCCTCAACGAACCCTACCTGTCACTTGAATGGGTTAAAGATAAATCTCAGACTGGCAACGAAATCTTCCGCAAATTCAAAGACCAGTGTAGGGTTCTCGACGAGTTCTACATGAATGACTTTGATTTCAGTGTGCCAGAGAACGGAACGCTTATCCGTCTCGGAACAGCACAGTCAGTCATCAACACGCTTGTAGCACACGTTAGTCCTCAGTTCTTGGATATCTCCGTACCTGCGCCCAGTCTCCGTGGGCAGTCTCGTGCAGAACTGATAGAAAAGTTCCTGACTGGTGCTCACCACATGATTGAGCACCGCACTCCTGTCTACCGTGAACTGACCAAGCATGCTGGTCTGTACGGTATCTCGTGGGAGAAGGTTGAGTTTATTGCCAACGAGTGGGAGGACTTTCCTGAGCCGCCCGGAGTAAGTGAAGACAAAGACTTCACATACCGTGAAAAGATTCAGGACGTTCTTGACCGACGGTCTATCACATGGCCGATTAAGTCCGTTGTAGTTAACCCGCAGCGTTTGGTGTGGGACATGAACAACGGCACTCAGCCTCGCTGGATTATCTACGAATACCAAGTAGACGCTGAATGGATTCAGGCGCACTTTCCTAAGTGGAAGAACTACAAGCGTGGGTACGTCAACTTCAAAGAAGTCTGGACTCACAGCAACGTAGCTTATGTTGCAGACAATAGCTGGGTGATGGAGCCACGGCGACACGGGTACGGTCGCTTGCCGTGGATTATGTACTGGCCGCAGATGGGCTTGGATACTGGCAACATGGAGCCAGACAAGCTGTACATGGGACTGCTCAACGGTTCCATTGAAATGATTCGAGCGCAGAGCCAGCTTGCTTCGCACTACATCGACATTGTGGGTAAGTCAGCATGGCCTACTTTGGAATTCACCGGCCCTCCTGGAATCACAGAAGAAGTTCAGGCAGTCTGGGATGACACGCCCGGAGCCAAGAATATCAAGCCACCGCAGGTGCAAGTCAGTGTCAGTCAGACACCACGACCGCCTTCGGAAATTGGCGTAGCTAAGCAGTTTCTCGATGAAGCCATTGAAGCCAATACTGTACCGGCTGTGGCGCGAGGTCAACGACCTACTGGTGCTGCCTCTGGCTATCACACTGCTGTCCTTGCTGGAATTGCATCGCTCAACTTCGGTGCAGTCAAGGAAGCTATGGAACGTGGGTTGCAGGACAAGGGTGAGATTATCCTGCGTATTGTCGAACATGTCATCAATGACAAGGTTTCTGTGTTTGGCAAAACAGAAGTTGGCGTACTAGATGCCGTACTCAAGCCAAACGATATCAGGGGACACTACGTCAACATTGTTCGCATCAACTCTGTCAGCCCTGAAGAACAAGAGCGACGATTGAACCTGTGGGCTAATCTCTGGCGTGCAGGGTACGTTGACCTCGACACTGCTCTCCGCAAAGGTGGAGTTAGCAACCCACTGGAAGTTCAAGCCAAGATTCTGGAAGAGAAGTTCCTCAACTCTCCTGAGATTCAGCAGCAGCTACAGATGGCTGCGGCTTCTAGGATTCCTGCTATCCAAAACATTCTTGAAGCAGGTGGTGCACAGCAGCCAGAGGGCATGGTTAGCGCAGAAGATGTTGCGCGTAATATTTTAAACACTCAAGGTTCGATGCAATTGCCTAATGCTGGAAACTTCCAGATGGGCAACCAGATGGGTACACGACCACAGGCTCCCGGCACTGGCATACCAACGACAACTCGTCCTGTGATGCCAGGGTCAATGCAAGAAATGCAACAGGTAGCTGCTGCTATTTCTGGCCCTCGTACTGGAAACGTAAGAGTTCCAACGGCTGACATTTCACCGGGAGCAAGGGGTTAAGATGGCTAAGACAAGTCATCCACTAGAAATGGCGTTTCTCAGGTTTGACGAAGCTACTAAGATGTACTTCACAAAGATTGAGAACAGTTTTAAGAACGTCAGCAAGATACCGGATGTACGTCAGCCAGTAAAGCGTACTCCAAAGAAAAACATTTACACTGACCAGATGACACCGTTTGGAGCACCATAATGCCTAGCTACTTAGTAAAGCTTCCTGAAAATTATAAACTGCCCGCTGGCAACATTCTAATTGCGGAAGGAAGCACCATTCAAGATGCAATTATTAAAACTGCTCGTGAAACTGGAGTTCCTGCTGCTCTTATAAGCGCAGAAGCAGTTAGTGAAAAAACAGCAAACGAAATATATGGGACGCTGCCGGGCTTGAGTGGGCAGGGCAGACAGTCTATAAACCCAGGTAGGTATCAAGCAAATCCTGATTTCAATTTTTGGAATCCATTTTCCAGTCAACCTAAATATACTCTTGAGCCTACTAAACAAACAACTCCATTTTTCCAAAGTCTTACGCCGTACACTTTAGGTGGCGCAGGGGAAGATATATTTTTTCAAGATGAAATGCTGCCTAGTGTGTATATAACACCAAGCGGTAAAACGACCAAATTGAGCAGTTTTGAAAGAGAAGCCCAAAATTTAGCAGCTCAAAATGCTGCTGGCTCTTATTACGGCACAGCAGATGACCCTAATGCTGGTCAATTTAGTGTAGTTAATCCTTTTGCTCAAGGTGGAAGAAGCGCAAGAGAAGTTGGCCCCCTTCAGGTTTATGGCACTCAATTTACAATAGACCCACTAACAGGGAACGCGATACCAACAACACCTAATGGGCAGCAAAGGGCAGCAATACCTCTATCGCAGTTAATACAAGATGCTAGTAAAAGTGTCAGCAGTGTCGGTGACGGCGATGGTGGTGACGGCGGTGGTGACGGCGGTGGTGGTGACGGCGGTGGTGGTGAGGCAGTATCTCCAACTGAAGGTTTTCTAGCAGTGTTGTCTGCTATTCAGAGCATGGCAGATGTTGCACCTGGCGGGTTGTTTAACTTAAATGCCTTGCTAGCTGCTATTACTGCTAACCCAAGTTTGTATTTGATAGAAGAAACAACTCCTATTACAAATCCAGACGGAACTACAACTTATATAAAAAATCGAGTTATCAACCCGGTAGTTGCACAGTTGCTAGACCTTCAGGCTAGTGGGCAAACTAACCTTACTAATATTGAACTTGAGAGAATCCTTCAAACTGCAAACGTAGATATAAAGCGTATTGAAGGCGAAAACGCAGTTAACCTTGCAAAAGAAAACAACGCCAGCGCAGAAGAAATACAGCGTATTCAATCCGCAGCACAAGAGGCAGTTGGGCTGGCTCAAGCTGCCGCTACAGAAACCGCAGCAAAATACGGAGCAACTTCTCCTTTTGGTGCGCTAGCTGGGGCTGGTGCTTCAGTTGACGAGGTTTCTCGGCTTGCTGAATCTCTTGCGCGTGGCGGCATGAACCCGCAAGACGCTATTCGACAAGCACTGGCTACAACTGGTGGAGCATACGGTGCTCTTGGCGGTATTGCTGACGGCTATACTGTAGGCGATATTGCAATGCTTGCCAGAGGTGGTTTGACCCCAGAGCAGCAACTTGCTCAAGCTAGGGTTCAGGCATTGCCTGGGCTTGCAACAATATCCCCGCAGTCGCTCGGCGGGCTGTCAGCAATTCTTGGGCAGGAAGCTGTTCGAGGATTGTTCAGCCCTTTTGCTGGTCAAGCACAACAGCCTCAAATGGCACAGCAAGCGCAAACACGAGGGCTTTCAAATACTG